GTCCGATCAGCCGCGCCGCCCGTTCCAGGGTTGCGCCGGTCAGCAGCGACTCGATGCCCTTGTGGACATAGCCCAGCCGTTCTTCCAGCCGTGTGGGAAGACAAATGCATTGCGTCTTTCTGGAAGAAGCCGGAAGTTCCGAGAAGAAACGAAACCGAGAAAAATCAACCAGATAATCCAACATGACCGCAACCCTCAAAAGCCCATGCGGACACATGGATTTTGCGGAATGTGACCAGAGCGGACACATGGTTTGCGGCGGAACCGCCCCACAACCCTTCTGTAATGACTATTTAACCAGTGATTCCACGACCTGCCGGATCGTCATCTCGTCTAGGCGGTTTTCTCTGCTTAGGAATAGCGCATAGACCGTCATCGTTACATCCATTTTTCGATCAAAGGGTAAGTTTGGCGCTATATCCTGCACAAGCCTCAAGGCTTTTCCAAGCGAATCAATATCCATGATTTGTAGTGAAGTGCTTGATTTCGGCGGATTGTCACCAAACAAGAGCCAGTCTGCACTCACATGGTTGATTTTGCAGAATCTTTGTAGCCATTCAGCATCAGGAAGCCGTGTTTCGCTCTCATATCGAGACAGGGTGTTCCTCGAAATTCCCATTTCTGCCGCCATCTCGATCTGTGTTTTATCTCCACGCGCCCGTTCGATCCGTTCTCCTAACCCTGTTTTGGGGCGTTCAAGTTTGTCGTTCAAGTTTTCACCCGAACTTGAACGGACGCATTCAAGTTTACTTTTTACATTCATGTTTGCCTATAAGCCTGTTTTGCAAAGGCTTTCCCTCGAATCGCCGCCTTGATTAGCCTCGCCTGAGCCTCAGCTAAGTTGAATGACGACTCGGACGAAATAGATCATGGATACCGGTTGCATATGAAAACAATCGTGTGCATATTTGTATGAAATGAATCCATTTAAAAGCGGATAGCATCCGATGAACGACTGGCATAAGGCTGACATCTTGGCCGCCCTACACAGGCGCGGTCTCTCAATCCGCGAGCTTTGCCGCCAGCATGGTTACGCCAGCAACGCGCTAGGGACTGCTCTCTACCGTCGTTGGCCTAAAGGGCAACTCCTGATCGCCGAGGCGATTGGAGTCCCGCCAGAGCAAATTTGACCTTCCCGTTATCAGGGTAAGTCATCATGAGTGAATGGTATAGTGCGCAATATTTAGCGCAAAAACAGTTGCCGGGCCTGCCTGAAACGGTAAGCGCCATCATTCGCAGAGCGAAAAAAGACGGCTGGAAATCCCGCGAACGCGAGTTTGGGAAAGGCCTCGAATACCACCTATCCAGCTTTCCTATCGCCACCCAAGCCGCCCTGCTCAAAGCCGAATCGCGGCAAATTCTCGCCGAAAGCCCCATCAGTATAGTCAACAAACCGGCGCTGCCCGCACTGCCCGACCCGGCCGTCAAAGCCGCGGGCGACGCGCTGGCGGCGCACCTGAGCGGCAAACCGCTGGCGCGAATGGACGCCAAGATCAACATCCTGCAAGAATTTCGCCGCTTCGTGCAGGCAAACCCCGCCACCGGACGCCAACACCCCGGCGGCAAGCTCCACAAGGAAGCCTTCGCCGCCGCCTGGAATCGCGGCGAGATCGACAGCAAGGCCGTTGCCGTCATCCCCCGCATCGCCGCCGACCAACTCGACCGCTGGCCGCGCCAACTGCGCGAATGCGGCCTCGCCCGTCTCGCCGGGCAGTACGGCAACCGCCGGGGCCACAACCTCATCGACCAACAACCGGTGCTGGCCGTCGCCCTGCGTTCGCTGATCGTCGATCAGCCCCACGCCCGCGCCGCCTTTGCGCACGAACTGCTCTGTGCCCGCTACCACGGCAGCGCCATCCGCCTGCCCAGCCTCAAAACCGTCGCCCGCTGGATCGCCGACTGGAAAGCCGTCAACCACAGCCTGTTCTGCAAGCTCAGCGACCCGGATCGCTGGAAATCCACCTATCAAAGCGCCATCGGCGACGCCAGCGCCGCCATCATCGCCCTGAATCAAGAGTGGCAAGCCGACTCCACCCCCGCCGACCTCGAACTCGCCGACGGCCGCCACACCCTCATCTTTCTGCTCGACGTGTACAGCCGTCGCCTCAAGATTCAGGTCAGCAAAACCAGCACCGCCGCCGCCATCGCCGCCCTGTTGCGGCGCGGCCTGCTCGACTGGGGCGTCCCCGAAACCCTCAAAACCGACAACGGCGCGGATTACGTCTCCGACCACATCCGCCGCATCTGCCACACCCTCGACATCCAGCATCACCTGTGCGCCCCGTTCACCCCGGAAGGCAAAGGCCACGTCGAGCGCCACGCTCAAACCTTCAGCCACGACCTGCTCGAATACGTCCCCGGCTACATCGGCCACAACGTCGCCGAACGCCAAGCCTTGCGCGCCCGCCAACAGTTCAGCGACCGGCTCGGCGTCAAAGGCAGCAGCGTCAAGCTGAGCCTCACCGCCGCCGACCTCCAAGAATTCTGCAACCGCTGGTGCGCCGCCTACCACCACCGCCCGCATCGCGGACTCGACGGCCAGACCCCGAACCAGATCGTCAACGCCTGGCCGCACCCGATCCGCCGCATCGGCGACGATCGCATTCTCGACATCCTGCTGGCCCCGGCTCCGAGCGGTGACGGCTGGCGCGTGGTCGGCAAGGGCGATCACATCAAGGTGGACAACTTCGGCTACAACGCCACCGCCCTCGCGCTCCATGTCGGCGACCGCGTCCGGGTGATGTACGACGAAACCGACATGGGCAAAGTCTCTTTGGGCGCTTCCTCGCCATCGCCGAATGCCCCGAAGTCGCCGGCCTCAACCGCCGCCAGATCGCGATGGACAGCAAAACCGCCCAGCGCATCGAAAGCAACCGCCTCGTCAAGGCCGCCAAAGCCGAAAGCAAAAAAACCCTCAGCGGCCCCGCGATGGTGGAAACCGCGCTCGACTACCGCGCCGAACTCGCCCGCGAAGTACTCCCCTCGCCCGCTGGCGGTCAGGGCGTCATCACCCACGCCACCCCCCACGTGGAAGGCGCAGCCAAGGCGCTCACCGGCAACCCGCCCAGCGAACTCTGCACCCCGCAACAAGCGCGGGCGATGGGCTGGCTCGACGGCGTTCCCATCCTCCCACTGACGCCGAGCGCACCGCCGGCCGACGTGACCGCACTCCTCGAAAAGCGCCGCGCCTACGACACCTATTTCGAGCGCATCTGCGACGTATTCAAGCGTTTCCTCAAGGAGGGCAAAGACCCCGACGCCGACGACCTGGACATCCTGCGCGAGATGTACACCGACGCCGCCTCCATCACCACCGCCCAGCGGCTCGACCAACACCTGGCTCACTGCCACAACCGCGTCGACATCCCTGCCCTGAAAAAGCGCTGGCTGTCCCTAACCGATCTTCGCGCCAAAACATCCTAACCCGGAGACGCTGATGAGCAAATCCAAAAGAACCGTAGCGCAAGAAGCCTACATCCGGGGCTACGACGCCTATTACGCCGGTCAGCCCCGCACCGCCTGCCCGCACCCGCTCCGCATGAGCTTCAGGGAACACTGGGAAAAGGGATGGGACGAAGGCTTGTTCGCCAAGGCGGCGTCAGCCGGATTCAGCGCCGACGCCGACGCCGCGTGTCCCTATGCACATCCCGAAACCGCCGCCCACTGGGTGCGGGGCTGGCGGGTCCGCCACGAATTAGCCGTGATTTGCGGCAAAGAAAACCGTCAAAGCCAAGTTGGATGCGCTGTTGAGCGACGCCCAGCACGGCGACAACACCCTGGATATTCGCACCCTGCAACGAATTCGGACCGAAGTGTATGGCCTCGCTGTGTAAGCCGCGCACCGTTCGCCCGCCGTTCCCTGAACCTGTCGAAGGAAACGGCTCAGGGAAGCCTGTCGAAGGGGCAGCGGGCGAAGGGTCGGGCGGCCTGCTCTACCCCTACCAGCAACGCTGGCTGGAAGACCTGAGCCGGTTCAAAATCGGGATGTTTGCGCGTCAGACCGGCAAGACCTTCACCGCCACCCTCGAAATCATCCTCCACTGCCTCGACGCCGAAGCGGCTGGGAAAAAAGCCCGCTGGGTCATCCTGTCTCGCGGCGAACGGCAAGCCAAGGAGGCGATGGAAGAAGGCTGTAAACACCATTTACAGGCGCTAAAAATCGCCTGTAACGTCCTCGAAATCCCCTGGGACGCCGCCACCAAAGCCCTCGAAATCACCCTGCCCGGCGGATCGCGAATCACCGCCCTGCCGGTCAACCCCGACACCGCACGCGGCTTCAGCGCCAATGTCCTACTGGACGAGTTCGCCTTTCATCAAGACTCGCGCAAAATCTGGCAAGCCCTGTTTCCGGTGATCAGCGCCGGCTACCAGTTGCGGGTGATTTCGACCCCGAACGGCAAGGGCAACAAATTCTATGAGCTGATGACCGATCAATCGCTCGCCGCCATCTGGTCCCGCCATATCGTCGATATTCACGCCGCCGTCGCCCAGGGCCTGCCCCGCAACATCGCCGAACTCCAGGCCGGCATCAACGATGACGACGCATGGGCGCAGGAATACGAACTGAAATGGCTGGATGAAGCCAGCGCCTGGCTGGATTACGATCTGATCAGCCGCTGCGAAGACGAAGGGGCCAGCGTCACGCCCACCGCCGTCATTCCCGCGAAGGCGGGAATCCAGCCCCTCGCCTACCTCGGCGTGGACATTGGAACCCGCCACGATCTGCTTGTGATCTGGGTGTTGGAAGCGGTCGGCGACGTGCTGTGGACGCGGGAAGTCATCGCCCGCCAGCGCATCCCCTTCAGTGAGCAAGACGCCCTGCTCGACGACTGCTTTCGGCGCTACCGGGTCGTCCGCTGCTGCAGCAACCTGATGGACTTCCGCGAGCGACTGCTGAAGCTCTACCCTGAGATGGACGGCAAAGCCTTTGCCAATCTGATGGGCGAAGCCTTGGCGGCTGCCGATGCAATGGGTCGGTTTGAGGTGAGCGATGGCGGTTAATTATGGCTCCCTCCCCTTCGCCGAAGCGATCCAATTCTTTCGCGCCAAGCTCAACCTGCCGACCCAGAAATGGGATGACCTGCTCGGCGCGGCCCACGACCGCGCCTTCGTGGTGGCCGGGGCGATGCAAGCCGACCTGCTGGCCGACCTCAAGGCCGCCGTGGACAAAGCGATAGCCGACGGGACGACCCTGCGCGCCTTCCGCCAGGACTTCGAGAAGATTGTGGCCGAACGCGGCTGGACCGGCTGGACCGGCGAGGGCACGAAGGGCGGTCGCGCCTGGCGAACCCGCGTCATCTACGACACCAACCTGTTCAGCAGCTACAGCGCCGGACGCACTCAGCAGATGCAGGCCGTCGCCGATACCCGCCCCTGGTGGCGCTATCGCCATTCGCCCGCCTCCACCGCGCCCCGCGCCGAGCATCTGGCCTGGGATGGGCTGATTCTCCGCCACGACGACCCCTGGTTTGCCAGCCACACCCCGCCGAACGGCTTCGGCTGCAAGTGCTACCTCGAAACCCTGTCCGACCGCGACCTGAAGAAACAGGGGCTGGCCGTTACGCCCCAAGGGCAGATTCCCTACAACGGCCCCGACCCGAAAACCGGGCTGCCGCAAGGCGTGGATAAGGGCTGGGATTATCAGCCGGGAAAAACGTGGTTTCCCGACATGGACAAGTACGACTACGCCACCGCCAAGCAACTGATCGCCGCCAATATGAAGGACGGGGTGTTTGATCGCTGGCATCAGCGCATTGCCGATCAGGTAGCTGATGAACTAAAAAAGCCAGACTACGCGGGGATGGATAAGAAATTGATGATTGACCAGCTACGAAAGGCGCTGACTCAAGGAGAAACTTATCCGGTCGCTGCCTTGTCGCCTGAACTGAAAACGCTATTAGGCATAGACACGCAGACGGTCATGCTTTCGGACTGGGATTTAATCAAGCAACAGGTCAGCCGAACCGGGCAAGACTTCATCGCGATTAACTATCTGGCTGCGCAAGGGGTTTTAGATTCGCCCCGGCTGGTCGTTCGAGAAAATGACCAAATGACGATTTTCGTAGCGGATACCGAAGGCCGCTGGTACGCGGCGGTTTTGCAGCAGACGACGACCGGGAAAGGGCTGTTTCTGAAATCGTTCCGCTATTCCAGCGAAAAAGACGCCCGGCTGCAAAAAAAGAAGGGGATGATTTTGGTGGACGCGCTGTGAGAGCGAGCCGCGTACCGAGGCGAGGACTCCCAGTCCCTCACGTTCGCGCTGTTTTCCGGCTGACGCCGAAACCCTTACGGGCGGAAGATTTACACCGGCACGGTACGCAGTTCACCTTCATTAGATACCCCAACCCCCAGGAAAATTCAACATGAGCGAATTAACTCCATCCCCGCAGACGACCGCAGACGCCTGGGTCATCGCCGCCGACATCGTGCGCCATGTGCGGCACTGCTGGCCGGACGCCGGGGCAACGCTTCAGGCGGAGGCGCTGATTATTGCGGTTTATGGCGTGGGCGGCCCAATGGCGGGCGCGTCCGTGTTGTCCTGTTCCATCCCAACCCTACCGAGCAGGTGACTGTAGATCAGATCGAAGGCTTGCATAGTCGACGCCGTGTCTTTGGAAAGGGCTTGGTTTTTGAAAATTTGATTCCAGACATTGGGGCTATGGACGCCGGCCAGCGTCAGTTGCATCGCGAGTTCGGCGAGGCGCAGTTTTGCTTCTGGAGATGTGCAGTTTACAGGTTCCATAAAGATTCTCCGGTGAGCGTAAAAGGTTATGCAGTGTCGAGCCTGCCAGGTCATTTTACGCACACTGGAGAATCCTCACCTTCCAGGAAATTCAACATGCCTCAACTGATTGAAGGCCGAGCCCGGATCTCCGAACTGTGGCCGGGTCAGTACTTTCGCTATCGCGGCCATTGGTATGTGATGGGCCATGTCCGCACCGCATGGAAAGATTGTGGTTTGGGCGGCTACACCAAACAGGTTGGTTTTTCAGCAAGCACCCGGGTTCATGCCCTCGCCTCCCTCTCGCTTGCCCGGAGGGCGACCTAATGGCCGGAGCCTTCCTTGAAATCACCGCGAACACGCCGGAAATCCAAGCCGCGCTGCGGGAACTGACGGCGGCGCTGAACGACTTGACGCCCGCCATGCGCGACATCGGCGAAGCCCTGCTGAACAGCACACGGGAGCGGTTCCGCACCTCGACCGATCCGACCGGCCAGAAATGGAAACCGCTCTCACCCGCGACCCTGGAGCAACGCGCCCGTGCGGCGGGTGGGAGCATCCGGCGCGGCCAGAACCAAGGCCGCTACACGAAGCGAGCGGCGGTGGCGGTGGCGGGAGCGATGCCGCTCATTTTCAGCGGTCGGCTGTTCGGAACGCTCGGCTATCGCGCCGATAAAGACTCGGTGCGGGTCGGCACTCCGATACCCTACGGAGCTACCCACCAGTTCGGGCGCGACCCCATTCCCGCGCGACCGTTTCTTGGCCTATCCGCCGCCGATGAAACTGAAGTCGTCGCGATTATCCACGACCACCTGCACCGGGCGCTGGGGCGTTAGGCGTTCGGCGAATGCGTCTGAAGCCATTCGCGCATCACTGTATTAACCCGTGTTTGCCAGCCTTTGCCGGTGGCTTTCAAGGCGGCCAGCACATCGGCATCAAAGCGAAGGGTCGTCGCTCGCTTCAGGGGCGATTTTTGCCGCCCTCGGCCCCGGCGTTTTTCCGCCAGCGCCGCTCGCACGGCAGCGGGGCCGCCTTCACGCACCACCGCCGCATCGGCCCAAAAGGCGTCAACCGCTGCGGGATCATTCGGATCATAGGCGGCGTTGGAATCCACAGCGGCCTCCGGCGCTTCCGCAATCAGCGCCTCCCACTCGGCATCAGTGCTTGGAAAGGGCTTTTCGGTATCGACGGAGTTCATGGGAAGTGGCCTTTCGCAGCGAGATGATATGCAGCGCCTCGCCGCGTATTGTACTAACAATCAATGATGTTGTACAGTATTTTGTTAATACAATTTTAATGTCTTGACCCCACTCCACGCCAGGCGTAAGCTGGACTCCTCTCGAAAATAGTGCGGCTCCTCCCGCGCCCGTCAGTTGCGGTTTTTTTGTGCCCCAGTTGCGCCCGCAAGGGGGGATGAGGAACCGGGAATACATCGAATACCGGTCCCGGCTTCACTATGCCGAGAGTGAGTCCCCCGCCCTCAATCTGGCGGTTGCTCTGAAATAGTGGAGGTCATCATGACCACGCAACTCGTTCGCATTTCCAATGCTGTCGAAATTCCCCGTCTGACCTACCAGGATCAACCCGTCCTCACCTTCGCCCTGATCGACCGCGTTCATAACCGGGTGGAAGGCACGGCCCGCAAGCGGTTCAGCGACAACCGCAAGCGGTTCATTAGCGGGGAAGACTTCTATGATCTTGATTCTGAAGGTCTGTCCGTTTTTCGGACAGAGTTCCCCGATGCGGTTGGAGCCAACGCACCCAGCCTGACCCTCCTCACCGAGTCCGGCTACCTGATGCTGGTGAAGTCGTTCACCGACGACCTCAGTTGGCAGATTCAGCGCCAGTTGGTGAAGCTGTATTTCCGGGTCAAGGAAGAGGTAGCGCAACCCCCCGTTCTCACCGCCGAAGAACGGATCAGCCCGGCGCAACAAGCCGAGATTCGGCAG